TCTTTCTCATCTTTCTCTCCAGCTTTCTTGAGAGGTTTGGTGAGGTCAAGGGTTTCCTGGTCATCTCCAACTGATAATGAATCGAAGATGTCAGCGGCTGATTTCCCACTTGGGGTTTGAGTAAGAGTCCCGACTTTTCCATCACTACTAGTTAACGGTTGCGACATCTTCTTCTCCAGTTATTTCCCGATCTCCTTCAGGCTTTTCGGGATTGTTTGGGCCTTTTTCAGCAGAGGCCGACTGCGCTAAGATGGCCTGTTTGTTCATTTCGAAGAAGTGCATTTGACCATGAAGAAGAACGTTCTGATAACCAGGCTCGTTCTCAATCTTAGCCAATCTACCTGCTTCACTTGTAACCCACTGACGAACGATTTCAAACTGAATATCATGCTTATCATATGTAACATCAATTTCAACAGACGGCATGAACTGACCATCAAGGCCAGGAAGTGGTTCAGATTCCAGTAGCTGCTGAATCTCGTCAAGCTGCTTGCTACGGTCATCTTCACCAGGAATATAGAACTCATTCAACCCAACAGCATCTCTGAGAACTGGAATATTCTCAGGCGCAGAGAACATTGCAAGGAATGTTGGATTCTGCGCTTCAATCATCTTCATGATGGTATCTTTAGTCTGAGTCCAAGTAAGTGGCAGGTTTTCTGCTGATTCCAATTCAACCTTGCCAATCTTACCTTGAAGTTCAGACAAACGAATCATCAAATTGATGAATGAACCATCAGGCTTCTTAACAACATCATTCTCATCAGTCTTCATGTTGTTGATGTAGATTGGAATAGACTTGCCTTTAACCTCTCTCCACCAACTAGTGAACAACTTGTATAGATTCTGAACTCTCTGTCTCGCCTGAGCCTGAGACATTGAATATTCAGATGCAGTATTACTTCCATCAAGCTGTCCACCAAACAAAGATGGAAGAGCACCTGAGACTAATTGTGCGAGCGACTGAATCGCCTCAAAAAACGGCATCACTTCCTGCGAAAGAGTGGCCGTTTTCATTTGGTAGAAACCGTCGCTCACAGATTTGCCTGATTTGGGAGTTGCTTCATAGACTCCACCTACCAGGACTTCACTATCTCTATAAGCTTTGAAGTTGAGAACACCAGGATCAGCAAATGTCTGACCAATCCCATGCTCAATCGTCTGCAAAACTAGAGAGATGATATCGTTGGTAATCTCCTGGGTAGTAACCAGAGGAATACCAGCCGGATCGTGAACCAGAAAATCTTCTTGAGGATTTACTGAAATGGTCCAGTAATCATCGAGAGACTGCGATTCAGCAGATCCAAATTCGTCATTGACCATGCAAACTTTGACGCCACGAGGATATAGCTTCTTCAGCTTCTTGATGCTCTCAACATCTCCAAGGATATTGAATGCAGAAGGACGAAGCCAAGCCTTACGAACCGTGACGACATAATTCGGATATTCACCCATGTAGACAGTATTTAACCGTCCCCATTGAGTGTATCCATCAAGTGGACCAGTTCCTCCACTTGCTCTAACCTGCTTAACCAAATCAGGATTTCCAACTAGATGATCGAATTCCTCCATTGCTGTAGCATAGTGAGTTTCATAGCTGTAAATCAGATAAGGAGTTTCTTTAGCCGTTCTTGCGTAATTAGCAATCTTGACTGACAATCCACCGTAGACTTCGACGCAAACGCGAGTCTTAGGCTTCGTATCAGTTCCAACCATCTTATTAACAATAACCGGCCTAGTGCCTGGAATCATATCATCCATCAGCACTTCGCCACAATTTGGGCAAACAGCAGGTTCTTGATTTTCCGGCTGGAATACGTCAGTCTCTTGGTCTACGTCAGTCTCAGTTTTGCAGACTGGGCAGATTACAGTATCTACCTGCTCAGTAATTTCCTCGATTTTAGGAGACTCGTAGCTACCATACTTGTAATCTTCATGAGGATATGTATAACCAAACACTGGTCCTTCAGTGTAGAAAGTGTAAAGAGCTTTCAGCCACTGAAGTGGAGCATTGTTGTGGTTATCAATCAGCTTGGAAATCTTATCGCCAGCCTTAGCCGTTACTGTATCTAATGACGATTCAGCATCAGCAGGGAAGCACTTAACGCTAGGAGTTGCAACAGAGAGAGCAGCAATAATAGTTTCAATGTAAGCACGGAAAGTATTAACCGGCTTGTCGTAATATGCCTGGTCGCCTTCATCCTCATTCTGTGCGTTATCCCAAACACGCCAGTCATGAGCAACAGTTGAATACCAGTGCTGGAAGATGGAATCCCAAAACAGCTTCATCCTCCGAGACTTCATTATCTGTCGCTCGCGGACAGCCCTATCTTCTTCGTCGAAATGCTCGACTACATCGAGAAGAAGACGCTGAATTTCCTCGGTAGGAAGTTTGGGATTCATTTACTTCTTCTTTTCAGTACCAGTCATCTTTCCCGAAATGAAATCTCCAAGCCGACTAAGAACGCCCTGAGAAGGAGCAGTATTCACTCCCTGCTTCTTTTTCTTCTCAGCATCCTCAGCCGCTTTCTTCTTAGCATAATCCTGTAAAGACTTTACAGCATCAGGCTTCTTTGGCTGTGGCTTCTGTTCCGGCATCTTTCTCTCCGTGTTTAGCTTCAGCTTCTGCCTCAGCAGATTTAATTTTCTTTTGGAATTCAGCAAGGATTCGATCGTGCTCAAGTTTGTCTGCACGTTCTAACTCCTGCTGTTTAACCCTCCAAGGAATATGTTTTCTTGGAATGGGTACTGGCTCCGGAGCAACAAATTTCTCTTCTTGAACCTGTGGCGTTAATACCCTATTGAGTAGGATTTGATTCTCACGCCTAGCATTGGCCAATTCTGTCTTGAGCACATCGCAAGATGCACATGGCCTAGGTTCCCTTAAGATATCTCGTAATTCACGGAGCCAGTTAAACATTAGCGAAGTCTCCTGCGACGATGGAATGCAGATACTCCAATTGGTCTGTTCTCAGCTTCCAATCGATTCATATTACGATAGTAAGCTGTCCACTCATTAGTCTCTTGTAGAGTCTTAATGAGCCGTTCTTGAGCCTGAATACGATTGAATTCGTCAGCCGAATCTTGAAAGTAGCGTTCAGCCGAATCACAAGCGTATCTTAGAACATCGTAAGGATCATCATCTGGAAATTCAGCTACATCTTCCGGAGGCTTTCCATCTTTACCAGCTTTCTCATAGACGCACGATTGAATTGCAATCGGCATCAGTGAGCATTGCTTAAAGATTTGAAGCCTAGGTAGATTAGTTTCTGGAACTGGCGCATCGAATAGTCTAAGGTAGTTCTTGTAATCCTGTTCACTCTTATTCCTGTATAGCCATTGAGCATAGCCCTCGTCAAACTTGGGCATCTCACTGACAGGAATAATAGGTCTAGGAGTCCACCTTAGATATTCGTGAACTAGTGTCTTTCCAGCTATTCGTGAACCAGATGAATGATCTGAAAGTTCAACGTATCTGCCAAGAGCTTCTTCGATTTGGGATTGAACAGTATGTTCGGTTCCCCTATCTTGAGCCGCTGACCTACAGAACTTGACAACTCTTGGATCTTCTCGCTCAATGATATCCTTTACTGTAGGAGCCCATTGAGCAATCTTTGCACCTTTCCACGCAAGTTCTCTGTAAAGATAGAGTCTAGCGTTTGGAGAGATAGCAAAGAATCCAACATATGTCATTGCTCGAAATCCCCAGTCACCAATGACCATACGAGGCCACCAGGAAGGGATATCGAATTGATCTATTACATGAATCGCATGGTCAGGCTCATCGTGGTAATGTCTTTCACGAAATTCGTCAAAGACTTGACCTTGATAAGCTTCCCAATCTCCCATCTTGGCTTTCTTTTCAGCCTCAGGAAGACCAGCAAGGGTCTTTCCATAAGCTTCGCCAAGATGTGGATTATCGAGGTATGTAGCGTGGATATAAATCCGTTTATTACCGCCACGACCAACGATAATCGTTGACCCTTTAGGAGCAGGATCAATTAGCCTTTTCTTAACCCAGCTATGACCAATATCACCCGGCATACCTCCGGCTCGAATGATTTCCGGTAAGTCGCTACCGATTGGAGCACGGGTTCTGGTATAGCCAATGTAAAGAAAAATCCACTGCGTGAGAGATGTTAACTCATCTGGTGTAAACAGATTAATTTCCATGCCGTCATATCTGTGAACATCGTCTTCTGTTTCACAGTGACCGCATGTGATAACTGCACCAGCATTACCACGCAAGCCGCTACCATATTGATCAGGAGATGGAAATGTCCACGTCAAATCCTGACCGTTCCAGGTAGCACCGAACCTAGGATAAATCTGCTTCATCCTAGGAATAATTTCTGTTTTTAGTTCTGGGTTGGTTCTACGCAAGAAGAGTTGCTTGAACCTTGGATTCTCATGCCAACCTCTTACGATTGGCAACATCATCAAGGTTTCAGTCTTCGCGGAACCTGCACCACCACCGTAGAAAGCTTCTTTAATCGAATCGGGAATGGCAAGGAATAGTTCTTGTTTAGGGAATGGGCGCCATTCCTTTACAAGATTTTCAACTACCGCATCCTTCCCTCTTGGGATTAGGATGTCCATTACCCAGCAGAATTCTTAAAAAGCTTTACAGTAGGACTAGACGTTGTGCAGCGGATATATGGAAAGGTGACGATGGAAGTAGTGAATGCAACAAATGGGCCAGCTTCAAACATTGAAGATTCAAGATCATCAGTTGCTTGAATCACTACTGATTGGGAAGGGACAGCGTAAACTTGATTTTGAGTCATCACTTGAGGCGGGCCAATCATGAGTGCTACCATAATGCTAGTCTCACCTGTGCACGCTCAAATATTTCAGCAGGAGTCAACCTCTTTGAATAGATAGCAACGTTAGCCATGTATCCTGAGAAGAACAATGAAGCACCACCGAATGAACCGAGATACATTGTTCCAGCAGGATCAACGGTTCCAGTTCTAGCAGTTAAATCTTCGCTAGCAACTTCAGCACCATTGACATACAAGCGAATTGATTCACCAGATTTCCAAGCCCAAACAACGTGATACCAGGTATTAGGTGACAGTGCAGCCAAAGCACGATTAATGAATTGCAATCCAACTAGCCGCAAAGACATAATTGGCTTACCAGAATCAAAGCTGGCATAAGTTGCACTGGCTGAATTACTCCAGCACATTTCATGACCAACTGCCCAGGCTGGATTATTTACGAGAGCTTCAACACTAAGTGCAGAGACACCAGATAATGGGTCTGCAACTACACTAGCGGAAGATGCTCCATCGTAAAGTGCAGCTTTCTGAGTCGAAACTATTCCTGGCTGGTCCAAAGTAATACCAGCCGGTTTCGTCATGTGGAATTGATTGATCGAATCGTAGAACGTAGAGCCGAACTGTTCGTTCTGTCCCCAATACGCTACGGTATTCGTTCTACCAACCAATCCAGCAAGATTTCGTTCGATTGTATTGATTCTCTTGATGATTATGGTAGTCGAAACTGCACACTGAATAAATCCACTAGAAATGAGTGCTCCTGGTTCAGTCGTAGCTCCAGTTAATGCAGCGTATACTCCGCCAATAGTAGCAGAGTAAGTCAATGCATTCATAGCTATCACCCTATACGGCCCCGGAGGAACCGCATAGGGTGTATTAGCCGCAATTTCCGTTACAACTCCACCCATCAAAGCTGGCATTTGATTTGTTGCAGGAGTCTCGCTGCCCTCTTAGCTTGCGACAACCGTAATGGTCCAAGCTCCACTAGAAATAGTAGCCGTAAATGTAACGGTTCCGGTGAGGGCAAACTGAAGGGGAGGACTACTAAGGTCACTATTCACCAGGTAGAAACTCAAGACCTGCTTGACGATGTCAACGGCAAATGACTGGATATTGCTAATTACCTTTGCGGTAACTGCAACACCAGCACCCGTCGTTGCGGTAACTGTAGCCGTTCCAATATTCGGCATTACCTATTTCTCCTCTCTTCGAGCGAATCTGTATGAGCCACGCGTTGTCCTTCTAAGACTTTACGTTGGCTATCAAGCAGTAGTCCAATATCTTCTTTGCGCATCATGTTACGTTCTTGGTTCTCAATCAGCGCAATTAGTTTAGAGTTTGAAGCAGTGTTTTCCTTAACTACATTCATTAACTGTTCAGCCGTTACCCGCCAAAGCTCGGTGTATTGCTTTACGTCTTTGCGGTAAAACACGAACATGAACCCAGCCAATACGCCGCCGACCCCTAGGGTTACGAGCCATTTGGTGAATTCGACATCCATGCTTGGTTCCATTATTTCAGGCCGAAGTTCCCAGGCTTACTTGGGGTTACGACGAAATTGAAACCTAAAGGGTCGCTCTTTGCACTCTCCCCGGCAATATTGGAAGCAGTGAGAGTAGCTGTATGGTTACCAGGAGTGAAAGCTGGAATAGGAGCCTCGCATACGAATGGAGCAACTGTTCCAGTGCAAGTGACTCCTGTAAGAGTAATGCCGGTAGTAGAACCATCGGCATATACTTTGTAGGTGTAAGCTTGACTATCAGCAAGTGTAGGACTTGCGATTGTCCATGTGAACCTGCTAGCTCCTGTAGCTGGAATTGGCTGTGTGAATGCGGTAGTTGCGAACAGAAGCAATGCAGCCGCAATCAGAAACTTCTTCACTGCGAATCCTCCTTAAGAGTAAGCTCCTGAAAGTGTGATTCTTGAATGATTTGTGGAGCATATACAATGATTTGGGAGGTTTTAGCTTTATTTGGATCTTCAGTATTAGCTACAACCTTATGCATTTCAGCCGCAATACGAGCAAGCCGCTCAGGCTTTTCGATATCCTGAACACGGCCTTCAAGAGCAGTCAATGCTCGGCCCATAATACGAGCTGCTTTTCCTCTAAGCTGGGAAACGGCTACTTCTCCTTCAACATCAATATCCAAATCTTCCGTTTTCGGTGGAAGACATGGAATATTGGCAGGAACGGCTGGAGTGGTTGCAATTCTCAGCCGGTTAAGGAGATTCAGTGGTGATTCCAAACGCTCTTGGATTTCCTCATCACTAAGTAGCATGATACAACTCCAGGTATAGACCTATATTAGGTTACTATACTAGAAAAGCGGACGTAGGGATGGTCAAATTGTCTCATACCTCGGCGCGATTGTCAAGTGCAAAACCTGCAAATTCCCTAGGAAAGACGAGCGTAGCGAGTGAAGGGTTCAGTAAATGAGCGGTTCACGATTTGCATTCCGGGTTTTTTTATAAAATTTTAGTATTATATAGCTTTTTCCGCGCTATCATGGCGTGGCTTGGGGTATATTTTGATATTTGGACAATGACTATCTCGTTCCACCTCCGCAATTTTCATGCCAACATGGGACCACTATTAGTTGATGGTAGGGGGAGGGGGACCACAACATATAGTATTGACAAATAATGCTTGTCACTGACAATATATGTCAACATAACACCACAAGATATAGTATGCGATACTCTAGGGCGCACTAAACGTTGTGTTCCCCCCTTGGTATTACCCATGCATTATATCTTCCCGTAAGCCGGGTGCGTTGCCCGGAGCGTAAACCGCAACCTTGGAGTGCTATGCTCTAATTCGGCAAATCTACCTCTGACCGTTGGTCGTTTGCGTGGGGTTTTGTCTCCTGCCTACGTATCCAATCGTATGGCGTATGCTGAAAGCGCATACCGTAAACACAGCCCAGTAGTCCACTGCGCATGGCCGTCGAATCGTGCTGGACTATGCAAATCGTGTCGGCTCCGTTCCCGAATCATCTCATGGTTCTGGATTGCGATTCAAGAGTTACGCTGTAGCGTCGGGTAATGAGTAACCCGCTAGCAATCGGCCCTAACTCAAGATGGGCATTAAGAACGGTTCAACAAAGGGTCTAGTTAGTGCCGGGGTTATATGCAGGCCGACACTATGCAGGAAATGACAATCTACCGTCTATTGCATAGGATAAGCCATAAGAGATACCCGCAGCATATATACTAGTTCTGGATTGTATGTCTTGTAGATGGCCCGCTGAGGTATCAATATGAATCCAAAGCACCATCATTCGAGACTAAGCGCATTCAATACCATCCGTAAGGATGTGAGAAAGCGCCGCATTAACAATGAGAAGCGCCGTCACGATATGGCGCAAGCGCAATACATCGCGTTTCCTCGCTTGGTAGTCAGTCCTACTGAGCGGCTAGTTGCTCTCACTGTTGACCACAATCACCACGGTAAGTAACTCCTAACGTGGGCCATGTATAAGACATACAATTCAGATAAGCGCCATCTTTGCTCTCCCTGCGCTTCGCGCACTACTCATCAAAAGGTATAGGATGGGTAGTGCGCGGGGCTCCATGATGAGCATTCAATAAGATGTATGGGTTTACGGATACGATGGCATACCATCCTCGCAAACACAGTGTTTTCAATTGACCCCATCTAGGTGCTCCACAAACATTCGTAAGCCCTGAACCGTGGTTACGCACGGTAGAAGCGTAATGTAGTATCAGGCTGATAAAGCTTAATTCATTCCTACATGGCTGTCCTGTTCACTGTCCAATTGCTTGCCGGTATTGCCCATACCTCTTATTGAGTGCTCGTTATGGATAGACTGAGCATCTGATTAGGCTATTGAGATAATCCAATGGGGCAATCGTTCGGGATACTCCAATGAGTTAACCAGCGGCAAGCGTCCTGAATCGTGCATACACGGAATAATCAATAGTCTAATCAGGTGCTCATACTAAAAGGGAGTGCTATTGATAGGACGGGCGGAAAGGTCAGTATGAAAATTCTCATTAGCCTCATGGGTAACGCTGTTGTTGCCTCTGAGACTGCCGATACTCACACCAGTCAGGTTATGGAAATGGTCTATGGTGAGGTTAATCATCATCTCTCCAAGATTGTCTCTGAGCCGGAACTTGGTGGAGATGTTCGTGATTCATTCCGCATTCGCACGGTGCAGGTTAACCTGAAGCGATGAAAGTAGTTCTGACGTTCACATTCTATCCAAAACACTGTCATTTCACAATCCTCAGAGACTTAATCGAGAATGCTTTGAGGATTGCTGGACTGGAGTGGAAATGGGAATATCCTAAATAGTAATTCTCTTGCCCGTCGTATCAATAGCATTCTAATGGAGAGCAAAGGTCTGTGATAGCTTATTTAGTTTCTCTTACTGGAGGCGAAATGTCACCATACGTAGGAGAATTGGATTACCCTCTAAGGGTAAAACGGTTGCCTAAGTAAGTCTATTGTGGATACAGCTTCGCGCTGTAGTAATTCCATGATAGCATTAGGTGACCTGCTCGCTGTGTATCCTGTCGTTAACGGACGAAAAATTAGGCACTCGTCAGCAGTTGGGGCGAGAAACGGCAATTTTTCTGAAACAACGCTTGCATGGCGGGCAGCCTTATGGTATAATGGTCTTGCCTCGCTTCGCTCGGCCTTCGGTTCGGGCGGACAATTTGGGGAATGACCAAAACCGTAAGGCCGGGCGGCGTTCATTAGTCATTAGGTAGTCAATCCTAATGCATTCAGGGAGAAGCTAAAATGAGTGAAGAGCAGAAGGAAATTCAGGAGACAGCGCGTGACAAGGCAGTGAAAGAGGCTGCCGCAGTGAATGCTACTCGGACTGGAGTAGGTTCACGTCTCAAGGTTGGTGCGACTCGTGGAAAGAATCCCACGATTATCACCTTCGAGAACTTCGATGAGTCCAAGCCGGAAACGCTTCCGACTTCAGTTGCTCAGTTCATGGAAGTTGTTACTTCCGAGCAGGGCACTCTTCTGAACTACCTCATTCGTGGCTATAACGAAGCCATGTATGAGGCTGCTTCTGACCCGCTCGCGGAATACGTTTCCAGCGTGTGGAGTCCGGAAGTCCAGCTCACATTCAGGACTGCTGTTCGCAATTACGCGAAAGGTCTTGGATTGGAACTGGAAGATGCAGTCAACATCATCCGTCCCGGTTTCGCCAAGAAGTTCGGAGAGTAAGCACCCTGCAAGCTGGGCAATCTAATATATAGATTCTTTCCCAGCGAAACCTTACGGTGTATAGGTTAACCGTGTTTTTCTCAAATCCCACGAGAGAAACTAAATAAGCTATCACAATTGAGTGTGGAATAGAACGAACGATGCCAGCACGTTTCGTAAAGTCGAATAACGTGTCGTATCGTGTCGGATTGTTTCGTCAGACATCGCGGATTTCGGAACGCCACAAACCCCCGAAAACGCGCGTTTTTGCTAAGGTTTTTGGGGTTTTCCCACAATCGGACACCGTTCTACCCTCCCCCTGTTTTCGACCTACCACCCTCTCCCCCTGACACTTATATTTCATTATATATATAATATATATATTATATATATAATAATATGGAATAGGTAGTGTCGGGAGGATAGGGTAGGGGTCAGAAAATGCCGGGGGGTCTGCACGTTTCCGCTTGACTCTAAACCCCCGTCCGTGTTACACTTAGCAGGGGTCTGAGGCATTCCGAAATGCGCGACCGCTTCCGACACGTTCCGACAGGTTCCGACACGTTCTGTGCCATTACGAAACGTGTGTCCACTTTTGGTGACACTCAATTCCGAGTGAGTATATTATGAGCAAAATAATTACTCATTCAGACAATCCAAACAAATCCATTAAGAATCCGCGCCACCATAAAACGTGGCAATGTAAATGCGGAACTATTAATGAACCAGAGGCAGTTGAATGCAAAATGATTCTCATGCTTGAGAGAAATCCAAGCCTTGCGAAATCATTACGTGGAAGAAAGCCGCATTCAATTCCCGGTGAACGTCGTAGTCACAGACGAGAAGGCAAAGAAGCATCAGCAAAAATCAAAGCACAGGTTGCTGAGATTGATGCATGGTTACTCTCTCCAACGATTGATTGAGGTGAGTTGATGGAGTAGCTAAAAGGGTGGCTACCTAATAGCCAACTAATAACGACCCAGCATCAAGGTAGAGGTGCAGAATGCGCGATATTATATAGTGAGCAGGATGGCTCTCCGATGTATGCCGTAAATCGAAGAGAGCCATCCCCCTCCGATTAAAATCATCTTGCTGAGATGATTGTAATGGGAGGTGAAGTGATAGTGAGAGCAATTGAGTTTCAGCTAGATGCTACGAAACTCCTTGTTATCCGGTATGGTGAAAGCCAGTTCAAGAAGATTGATGAGTTCTGGTATGATTTCACGCCTGATGGTGGAGAGAAAACGACAGCATTTAGTCCGAGCTTGGTGAAGGACACACCAAAGAATCGTGAGCTTGTCCAGAGGATTCAGGCGAACTATGCCGAACTCAAGAAAATCACGGACGACTACAGCAAGCAAGAATACGCAATCAGAAACCAACTCGAAAGGTAACTCTGGTTTCGCTAAGGTGCTTGCTAGGTATTACCGTGGTTGGCTGCATGACTGCATCGTATCGGAGCAATACTGCAAAGACCGCGGTATGGTAAGCCGAGCAGTGCATTACAAAGAGCAAGCAGAGAAATACAGGCGTATCATTGAAGAGAATGAAGAAGCAATTGACTTCTTCTCAGCAGGTGATAATGCCTTCAAGATTGATGCTGCTCTGCCCGAGAAATTCAGGAATTATAGGTAATCAGTTCCCGTCTGGTCCGAGCTACTAGCATTTGCCAAGTGCTAGATACTACCGCAAGGAGTTTAGGCTCTACAGGGAGGCTCGGTAGTGACCCAGATAGCCCGAGCCATTCTTTTATTAGAGCATTCAATGGTTACCCTCTGCACAATGGGTGTAATCGATTGTCCCAGAGTTACAGTGACTAGTCTCTGGCCCCGTCCATTGAATGCTCTAATAAAGGGAGGCAGTATGAGACATTACTTGTCAGTCTTCCTATACAAGTTAGCTCAAATGCTTGGCTGTCCATTATGGATTGACAAGCTTCGATGGAAGATTGAAGGCGTTCCAAGGTGGACTGAGGCTAATCAAGAGCAAGCCGAAGGCCGATTCAAACGGTGATAGCATTCCAACACTGGAATTGTGACTATTGCAAACGATACAACGATGTTCTTCGGATGCGTTGTTGGAATTGCAACTGCATCAAGCCAGATTGGGTTACTGCTCATCATCAAATGCGGGTTCAGATTGCTCGTGGAATCTTCGACGATTATGGGGTCTTAGCTAATCCTTTTAGATTCCCATACGTTCGAGAAGGGAGGAATGCAAAGACTGTGACTGTAAACGAAGAGAAACACTCTAAGTTCTTCAATGAGGAAGCTGTCCTAGTTCAGCCAATGAGTGATGCTGATTTAGATGAGCACATTCATGAACTGGAGGATATAGCAAGAGAAGCTAAAGCCAGAATTATGGCTGCTTCCGAAGAGAAGAGAAACCGAGCCGCAAAGAAAGGTAATAAGGCTTGGAGAGTTGAACCAGTCGGGCCAGACCCAACGGTTTCTGATTCTCTTAATAAAGTCAAGCAGCGTTCTGCCCGCATGAGTAAGTTAGAGAAGATGCGAGATAAAATGGCTGCTCTTGGGATTCCAGAAAGTGAGCTAGACCAAATGCTTGCTAAGATGGTTTCTCAAGCGAGAAAGGAACCAGAAGCTCTTAGAAAAGAAGAGCAACTGAAGAAGGAACTTGGAAGTAAAGGGCCTTCTGAACCTACTATCGTGACAGAAGAAGAGAGGATAAGACGGGCATTAGAACGCAAAGCCCTAGACGCTCAAGACAAGATGCTTGAGAAGATAGAACAGGAGGAGAAAAAGAGACAAGAAGGTTCCGGTAAGCTGGATGTTTCAACGCTCAAGTTCACGTAGGAGACGGCATCGTGGAAGCAAAGATTAAGGTTGAGAAGTTTCTCATCAAGCAGGGAATTCGCGTAGGCAAGGCGGCAGTTGAATTCTCTGGAGATTCCCCACTGAGTGGGTTTCATCTGGTTGGGTTCACAATCTGTGATGACCCTGAAAAGGGTCGTTACGTAATGTTCCCGATGGCAAAAACGGAGTTTAAGGAAGGGAACTCAAGAAATTTCTTCTTCCTTCGACCTTCTGCACCTGAATTGCTTGACAAGCTTCAGGACGCAATTCTCGACATGTATGGTGAGATTTGCGACAAAGAGTATAGGAACGCTCCTAGACTCAAGCAGGCTGAAGTAAGAGTGTAAGTGAGGGGGAGGGATTCTGGTGGGAGCTAGAATCCCTTTCGCTTTACTTGTAGATTAGAGGATATAAGAGATTGTATCTTCTAACGTGCAAGTAAGCAGTAAAGGAGAACAAAGCATAGATGGCCCTATCAACAATCATCAAGCAAACATGCCCAGCAATTGACAAGGAGACTGGAAAGCCTTGTGGCAAGATTGCAGTTGAGTTGGTTAGGGTTCCACTTGGGAATGATTTCTTAATTACTCTTGAGTGCGGACACCTAGTCACTGAGGGTAGGTTAGGTTCAGCCGACGATACGTATACGAATATCGTTTCTTCCGATGGGAAGAGATTGATGCCGTATCAAATCGAAGGCGTGAAGCGAATTGAAGCTGCTAATGCACGTGCGATTCTTGCAGATATGCAAGGATTGGGTAAGACAGTGCAAGCATTAGCACTCTTGAAGCTTCACAAAGATGAACTTCTACCCTGTGTAATCTTTCCGCCTGCTACAGTTAAGATGCAATGGCTACATGAGATTGACCGCTGGTGTGGTAGAGAAGGATTTATCACTCAGGTTATTTCGAGTGGTAAAGAATTCTGTGCTCCCGGATTCAATGTCTACATTGTAACTTACGAGATGGCCAAGAATGAGAACGTCTGGCAGTATGTTAAGGATGACATTAAGTTCGTTATCCTTGATGAATGTCAGCGCATTAAGAATCATCTCAGTGAGCGGGCAAAGGCAGTCCAGAAGTTGTGCAAGAATGTTCCTCATATCTTGCCAATGTCTGGAACTCCTATCAAGAACAATGCTGGTGAATACTTCACTGTCCTTAATCTTGTCCAGCCGCGACGTTATCCGAATTACTCCCGGTTCATTGAACAGGAGTGCGATTCGTATAACAACGGTTGGGGATACAAGGTTGGTGGACTGAAGAATCCAAACAAGTTCGCGGAAGAAACGAAAGACTTTATCATCCGTAGAACGAAGGATGAGGTTCTGAAGGATTTGCCAGAGTTCAGCCGTCGATTCTTCCATGTGGAGATGGATGGCAAGGTCAAGAAAGCATACATTGATCTTATCAAGGAACTGGACGATATCCTGTATGACGATGACATGAATGCGATGGAGCAGGGAGCTGCTAAAATCGCAATCATGGCTAAGATGCGTCATATTACTGGATTGAGTAAGGTTCCAGCAGTTGCGGAGCAAATTCGGGAATTCTTGGAATCCCAGCCGAATGACAGAAAGCTGACAGTATTCACTCATCATCAAGATGTAATGGAACTGTTAGCAGTCGAATGTGTTGAGTTCATGCAAGAGATGGCTTTGGCTAAGCCGCTGTTGATGAAAGGTTCTCTCTCGGCAGACGACAGGTATAAGTTGGCGCTTCGCTTCCGTGAGGATGAAAAAGCCAGAGTTATGATTGCATCAACTCTAGCAGCAGGTGAAGGATTGAACCTTCAGTTCTGCGCTGATGCAATTATGATGGAAAGGCAATGGAATCCTGCTAACGAGGAACAGGCTGAGGCCAGATTCCATCGTTACGGTCAAAAGAATGCTGTAGTTGTGAACTATTCAATCGTCAGTGAGACTATCGATGAATATTTCACAGAATTAGTTGAACAGAAGAGGGCAATCGTAGCTGGTGCTCTGGATAACAAAGAAATCCAGTGGGACCAGAACTCTCTCATGTCTGACCTTGCAATGATTCTAGTGACCAAAGGCAAGAAAGCGTGGAAGCTCTAATGCCATTCTACAGCGCAACTCGCCAATGGATGGTTAGAGAAGTAGTTGTAGTAGAGGCTGATTCCATAGGCAAAGCAAGAGAAATGATTGATGATGAGGAATCAGTCACAATCGCTGAAGCTGACGGTGACCCGGAAATTACTCCGGGTTCACTTCAGGAAGCAAGTCCGGAGGAAGTGAAGATTTACAAGCGGAGATTCAAGTAATGACTACAGTCAAAGATTTGAAAGCCGCTCTGGAGGGCTTCGATGAGAACTTGGACGTTAAGATAGTAATGCGTCCAATTCATCCAGAGGAATCTGTGGATGGGCATGAAGCTGGTGATATCTACGCAGAACAAAAGACATTCGTGCAAGTCACCTATTGCTATCCATTGATTAGAAGCCGAGAACCAAAGTCTACTCGTCAACTGCAACAGCAACAACATGGTAGACGTCAGACGTAAGCAGAAGGATTGGTTCGATATCTGCTTCACGATACTATTCCTTCTCCTAGCCGCTCTTGTTCTTGCGGCTGGTATCTACAAGGAATGGTTACAGTTCCAAGTAATGATTAAGTATCTCAAGGGAGGTTAGGTGTGCCGGATATTCCGAAAGAATACGGGGATCGTATTGAGAAGGCAATTCACGGGTTTGCAGACGAGCATGGATTAGATGATGACGATGTAGTAGAGTTTGTGAAAGATATCGTCTTTATCTACGAGGAATTCATTCAGTATAGGTTAAAGAAGGCTGGTTTGGCATGAAGACAGTTCGTGAGCTAATTGCTCAACTATCTGAACTCAGCGAGATACATAAAGACTATTATGTAGGCGTTGATTTTAGATTAGAGATAGGCAATGAACGGACTATTACAGGTGGCACACTTCTAGTTAACTTGCTTGATAACCGAGATGATGAGCTCAAAGTTATCTGGTTGAGTATTAGGAACTAGCTTTAGAGGGAGCAATAGATGGAAGTAAACAACTTCGATAGCTTCAATATCTATTGTGGCCCAGCCGTTCTTTCGATATTCACTGGTGCCAGAGTGGATGATTGTGCTGAAGAGATTGCCAAAATCAGCGGAGCATTCAAGATTAAGGGAGTTTATCCCGGTGACTTGATGCGTGCTGGTGAGGCAATGGGCCTCGAATTCAAGTTGAATGAAGCATTTGGAGGTCGAAGCATATTCTGGACTGGTTCAGTGCTAGTTCGGATGCCTCCAGCTCGATACCTCGTGACTATTCCAAAGCATTACATTGCATTGGAAGTGCGAGATGGACATCTTTACATCTGTGATAACCACACTAAGACTGAGCTTGAGCTACAGAATTCAGCTCGCTTGTCTCAGAAGGTTGAGCAGGTATGGCGCGTTACTAAAGTAAGGGAATATCACAAGCCACATGTTGTCAAGACGGAGTATCACACAGAGCACATGGGAGATCATGTTAACATCTATTGTGTCAATACTCTATCTGACGGTGGTAGTAAGACGGTAAGTTTGGGCAGCTTTAAAGTGCCACCTTACCAGAACGCCATACAAGATATTGCATTCTCTCTCATGGAGCTAACACACAACAACAAAGGATGAACAAACGATGAAAGAGACGCTTAGGTCAATTAGGCTGCATGTGGACCAGCATCATATCGACAACGCAGAGGTGAGAAATTCGCACCATTGTATGATTGCCGATGCACTACGTGATGCAATCCCTGAAGCCAAATTCATCAGCGTAGACCTACAATCGATTCGGTTCTCACTGTTTGACCAGAACAGGTATCGAGAAGAGAGAGTTGGTACGAGGTATTTCTACTTCACGCCAACGATTGCTCAAGTAGCTCTTCTCAAGTTTGACCAAGGCAAGAAGCTCAGGCCATTTGAATTCACCATGCGTAGTGGTATTACAAAGTGGATTCGCTGGCATGAGAAGAAGACCAAAACGAAAGGTTCCCATAAGGCAAAGGGAACTGCTAAGCATCGGGTCATTAAGAAGGAGAGACAGTTTGGCATTCGGATGTTTAAGGATGCTACTGTCAAACCAGCCGCTAATGAGCCGCGATTGGTCAAGAATACAATTAGGCCGAATATAAGTCACGCAGTTTGATGTGGACACCTGAAGCAGTCAAAGAAGTCATCAATCATGCTTGTAAGGTGATAGGAGTTACTTGGGTTCTAGCTCACCTTGCATTAGCATTGATTGCTGGCTTCTTTGGCGGAAGGGATGATTAGATTGAAAACATTCAAGACTGCTATGGTGTTGATTGGATGTCTAGCATGGGTTCCACTTGCTATCCTTGCTTACCTTCTTTCTCCACATCCACATTACATTAAGCTTTCAATTCTAGCTGCTGCTTCGTTTGTAAGTATGTTCCTTCTCTTCTTGAAGACGGAGGGATAATGAATACTCAAGAAATAGATGAGTTGCAAAAGTTAATAGATGAATGGCGCCGGAAGGCAAAGGATCAATCTCTAAATGAGTATGTGATCAT